AAGCACTAAATGCAGATTGACCTATGGCAACTATTCTATTACCTGCTGTGTTAGCATCTAAAGCTGCTGAACCTATTGCTATGTTTGAAGCACCTGTAGTGTTTGCTCCTAAAGCACTTGCACCTACAGCCACATTATTATCAGCTGTGGTGTTTGCACCTAAAGCACTTTTACCTATGGCAGTATTGCTGCTTCCTGAAGTATTAGCATCTAAAGTATCAGCACCCACAGCTACATTTGAACCGCCTGTTGTATTTGAAAGCATACAGTCATTACCAACTGATACGTTGTTTGCACCTGATGTGTTTGCTGTAAGCGATTTACTTCCTATAGCAGTATTGTTATCGCCACTTAAAGAACCATCATCAAGTGCTGTATCACCTAAAGCTACATTATTTGAACCTGTTGGATAGTTTCCATCTAGTTTGATTGTTCCACTGTCTGTAGAAAAATTACCAGCGTTTGTTATTCCATCTGTTGTGGTTGCTCCATCTACGTCTAATGCACCTGTTACAGTCAAATCCCCACCTACTGAGGCATCATCTGTGACTGTTAAATCGTCTTGTACTTTCAAGTCTACTGTAGAAAGACTAGCAAAAGCGTCTACTACTGCTGCTCCACTACCAGCACCATCTAGGTAAACTGCTTTAGTATCGCCCGGAGGTATGGTTACGTTAGCTCCAGAGCCTTGTGAAATTATGATGTTTTGAGATCCGCTTGTGCCATTTTCAATAAATTGCATCCTACTTATAGTGTTTGGTGCAATCGTAATCGTACAGGCCGAATCTAGTGTGCCTGTGTATTTAAGATACATAGCTCTACCAGGATCCGTAGCTCCATCGGCTACTGTGGTCGTGTGTGTATCTGCGTTAGTTGTTATAGCTTCTGTGCCGAAACTAAGAGCCTCTCCAATTAATTCTAGGTTGGTATTCGTTGAATCGCCCCAGGTTCCTGACTCATCACCAGTAGCTATTTCTTTTAATCTAAGATCATTTACATAAGTTGCCATACATATCTCCGTTCAATTGATTATATTACCTTTCTGTTGCATAGTTAAGCAACATCTTCCCAACCGGGAGTTTGAGTTTGATCTATCTCAGTATAATTAGGCGTTTGAGTTTCATCTATAAGACTCCAAACAAAAGATTCACCTACCTCTCCAGTTGCTGAAACACCTGTTAAAGTAACTATTGCTTTGGCTATTGTGGTGACAGATCCAACAGAGCTTGTTGCTTCTAGTCCTGTAACCTGAACTGTCATGCCCAATGCTATAGTAATCGTTCCTAACGCACTGGTTCCTGCCTGACCTGTTGGTGTTACATTTGCTTTTCCTATAAATGTAAAAGAACCAACAGAGCCTGTGGCTTCAACACCAGAGACACTTGCGTTAGCTTTAGCTATTAGTGTTACAGTGCCTAATCCACCAGTTGCTGCTAAACCACTCACACTTGTTACAGCATTATGATGTACTGTAACTGATCCTACACTAGCTGTAGAACTTAGTCCTGCTACGGGAACATTAGCCTCACCATCTACATCAACTGAAACCGAGCCTAGTGTGCCAACTGCACTTGGACATACAGCTACAGCTTGAGCGTTTACACCTATGCCAGATACTGCACCTGTAGCAGATTGTCCTGTGGGCGTTACATTAGCTTCTGCATCTGTTGTAGGCGTTCCTAAAGAAGATGTTCCAGCTTGTCCTGAAAGTGTTAAATTAGCTTCTGCTACTGTAGTTACAGATCCTATAGCAGAAGTGGCAACTAAAGTAGAAGGAGTTACATTAGCTTCTGCATCTAAACTTACAGAACCTAAAGCAGAAGTTGCAGCTACACCAGATATAGTGAAGCTTATAGGTATAGAAGCGGGTTGACCCCAAGGACCTTCGCCCCAACCGGCTCGACCCCAACCTGTCGACATAACTTAAACTAAGCTATTCTAATAATAGCTGTGCTTGCTGCTGCCGCAGGGAAAACTACTGTGAAGTCACCAGCTGTAGAAGTTTTATCTCCGCCAAAATCTATGGTGGCTACAGATTTGTTACTATCTGTTGAATTATAGATCATACATCCTCTAGCAGTTATGGTGGCTGTACCAAAAGTCAAATCAGCAAAGTCAGTAAAACCTGTAGTTCCACCTGTGGTTGGATCAACTCTTGTTAAATTTGCTCCGCCAGAAGTATAGTTGGTTCCTGATGCTTGTCCGGTGGTAGTAAACGCAGTAGTAGTAGCACCTAAAGTAGCTGAACTTGTATATAAAGCTAGTTTAAATGTATCTCCACCTGAGTTTTTAAAATTATGAACAGCCTCTAGCAGCTCTTTTTTGAAGCTGGTTGTTAATGTTGATGTGATAGCCATATTTATATCCTTTTTACAATTTTAGCTAAATCTTCTTCTCCAGCTTTTATAAGCTCTTGAATTAAACTAGCTTTATAGGATTTTATAGCATTTTTTATGTAAATCAAACAGACTTGTTTTATCTGTTCTTCGTAAGCTTTTGCTTGTGCTTTTACATGTGGCTCTAACTCTTCAGAACTACCAACTATTTTTTCAGTCAAACGTTCTGCCCAAAACTCAGGTGGATGGCCACCAAAGTTAGATGTTTTAGTTTCTATTACGCCTAAACTCGGTATTGCCGTAGGTGTTATTTCATCTACCATACCTTTGGCTCGTTATCTCTTGGTTTTAAGTGACTATCGTTTCTATCTATAAGAATAGGTTCTTGTTCCTTTACTTCTTCTTGTAGCTCCATAGCTTCGCTTTGTTTCATTGAAACCATATAGCCTTTTCCGTCAGACATAATTACCAAAGGATCCTGGAGTCTGTGATAACCATACAATTTCTCTTGTGCAAGAACGTTGGTATCTAGTAGTCCACTTGACTTTGCAACTTCAACTTGAACTCCAAGGTGCATAGCTTTTGATAGCCAAAACTCTACACAGCCTCTGCCAGCCTCTGCAAAATGCAAGTTACCTTTATAGCTAAAATCTATTCCAAATAATTTTAGCGTTGATACTTTATTCCACAATGCAAAAGCTATTGCATAGGCAACTGTATTATTTAAGTAACAACAATTAAATTCTTGTAATATTTCATTAATTGGATATTCAATCAGATTCTTACATCTGTCATCTAGTTCACAGGTGTATATGGGTTTGTCGTCATTTAACAAAACTTCTACCATTCCACTCGTTTGACCCCCAGCATCATCTGTATCTAAGAATCTACTAACCGGGTCCATCATGAAAGTTCTGTCGTGAAATATTACAGATCCTACTGAATTGATAGTCCACACTTCGTCAAATTGTGCTCCATGTGATTTAGCCAAATTATAGTCTTGCCAACTTCCTCCCAATCCTACAATAGCTACGCTCTTGCCCTCTAAGCTTTTTATTCTCTCCATATCTCTCTCCTTATGTAGTTTCGCTTCTTAATGAATCATATCTATATTCGTCTCTTCTTCCTCTAGCTTCAGCCATATTTTTTAATCTTTGAATTTCTTGACCGAACCTAGTTTCATAAACAACTTGCATTTCTGGCTCACCTTTCATAAATGTAGATGCCTCTATCAATGATCCATAAAGTAGTGCATTACGAGCATTGTTAGACATCCAAGTTCCTGTTGTTTGCGAAGTTAGACTTGTTGGTTTGTATAAGTAATGTAACTCAACGGTATAAGTTTGATCTGGAACAGGTGAAACTATTAAAGTAGAGCCATTGTTGCTTGCAGTAGATAGGTCTTTATCAAAATCTGCATAATACAAGGGTCTTCCTCTTTCTGAGGTGTCCACTGCATCATTAGAATATTCACGCATGAAGCTAGTGTGTTTTTTGTCTAGATAATGGTAATCGTTGTTACTGTCTATTACAGCTAAAGAAAAACTAAGTTTAAAATCGGTAGGAGCTGTAAGATAAGTATTACCTGTTGTTAAAGCACCTGTTACATTTTTTCTGAAGTAATCAAATTCAATTAACTCTGCAATTCTTTCTTCAGTATTGATGATCATATCGTTTAATGTATTAACGAAAGTTGTCTCATCATTCTCTGTGTAATTCTGTATTAATGTTTTTAATTCAGTTAACGTCATGTCGTGATTGTAACCTCCCCAACTGAGCCTGTCATTTCATCTACAACAAAATTTGATCCAACTATATTTGGATCCATAGAGTTGCCCTTAGTAATATCAGTATAAACCACTACAACAAATCCTTCACCCACACCAACATCTTGGTTTGGTCTAGGTTTGTAAAGAGCTTCAGGATCTATTACATGGGGCAGTGGTTCTAATTGAGGATGTTTTGGTTCAAAGCATGTAGGACAAGTTTTTAATCCATTCCATTCTTCTTTGAGTTGATTTAATTTATATTCAAAACCACATCTGTCGCAGATAGCTTTTGCACGTTTACCAACTGCATATGTCATTTTTATGCAAAGGATTTATATCCAATTCTAAATGATGCTCTATCCTCGTCTTGACTTTGTGCTCTATCAAACTCTTCTTCATACATTTCTTTCAAAAGAACAACTCTTTCTGGTGCTCTTTTGATAGCTATGTAATATGCAAGCCCGGCTACAAAACAAGGATAAAATCTAAAAGGCATATCCATTGTATTAGTTCCTTTATCAGCATCATCCATTCTAACAATTTTATTGAATACTAATACATCTGTACTATTCTCAGGAGAAGGCCATATTTTTAATACAGGAGTATTTAACTTATCTAGAAAAAATTGAGATGGTCTAGATTTAGTTGATTTAGTTGGAATATTCAAATACTCACTTCTACTGATTCTAGACATTTGTAAATCTAGATCTGTCCCGTTGGTATTTCTCCTTATGGAACAATCTAATATATCTATAACATTAGCATTTAAGGTGTAATCAGTTTGACCTTCAGTAACAGTTTGAGTAGCTTGTTCTATAGTCCATTGATTAAGTCCTCTATTTGCCCATTCAGCTAACATAAGATTTATAGATCTTTTAGCTGTTTTTAGATCGTATCCTGTTCTAAGTTCTAATCCACATCTTTCAAATGCTTCTTCTACAAACTCAGCTACATTAGGTTCAAAATCTGTACTACCTGAAAGTGCCATTATTCGTCCTCTGCATATAGATTATCAAAAATTCTGTTTATATCCAATGTGTAGTCTAAATCAGACTTTGAATAATGTATATGCGCAGATGGTTTAAAATCAGGTGCACCCGTTCCTGTTTCAAACCAAGCCGGGTGTGTAACCCTAACTCGGTTGTTTGGTAGTGCAACTATGTTTCCTGTCCAGGGTCCAGCATCTAACAACTCCATAACGTGACTTTGTTTGTGTTGAGCTGGATCATCAGCTATTTCGTTTTCTGCATAATCAACAGTAAACAAATATTTAGCTGGATAAAAATTACCATCAATCTTTGCCATCCAAGGACAAGGTGTTGCCCTATCTATAACGTAAACAGCGTGATGATGAGACGAACAATCCCAAGGTTGAGCATCGTGAACTGCCATCGGTTCAGGCCATTCTTCAAAAGGAGTATCACCTACTAGAGCAGTGATAGGCATTCTTGCCCACATTGCTCCACCATGTACTGTGTCTTCTTCTTCTCCTTCAGCTTCTATGCCTGTAAATATCAATTGAAAACTTAAACAACGACATGGCATTGTCGTAACTGCAACTGCCATAGCGTGTAAGAATTCTCCGTGATATTTTTCGTGGTTGTGCGTGTACTCTCTCCTAACCCAACATTTAAAATGTGGGATATTACTTTGCAAATATGCCACTTTATTTTACTTTCCCTCCTTTTTTATAACCTTTAGATTTCATCATTCCGCCTTTTCTGTATCCCTTGGACTTCATCATTCCACCCATTTTCATACCTTTAGACTTCATCATGCCACCTTTCTTGTAGCCCTTAGATTTCATCATGCCACCTTTTTTGTAGCCTTTTGACTTCATCATTCCGCCCTTCTTCATGCCTTTGGATTTCATCATTCCACCCATAGCCATGCCTTTGGACTTCATTTTTCCGCCACTGCTATAGCCTTTTGTTTTTTTATACATATTTACTCCTAAGAAAATTTAGTTCTTTTTCTTCTATCGGACATAACTTTACCACATCCTCTAGCGATTCTTCTTACCTCTCCACCTTTTTTTAATTTGACTTTAGCTTTCTTTGTATTAGCAACAACGGTTTTACCTTTTCGCCCGGCTGCTTTCTTTTTGCGAGCTGTTTTAGCTCTTTCTGATTTTGATAGGCTTTGTGCTTTTGCTCTTGGTAAACAACGATCTGGATTTTTTTTATCTTTGCTAGTACCACACGGTCCCTTGATAGAACCGTCTGTGCCTATCCTAACCCAATTTTGTTCTCGCCATTGCTTAAGTTGTCCCATTACCTAAGTCTTGCTCTCATTACAATGCCTTGGCCTCTTATGTTAACCAAGCCACCTCTTTTCATTTTCTTTCCTTTAGACTTTTTTGCGTAGTTAGGATCTTTGCAATATTTAGAGGCTGCCATATTTGCATATGCAGAAGGATATGTATCAAAAGTACGCTTTGCCCAAGCCTTACCTTTTGGGCATATTTTTCCACCACTCTTTGCTTTCTTTGCCATTATTTTATTCTACCATGTTTTTTTCTTATAGCATCTTTGCCTCTTCTGAATATTTCAGCTTGTTTTGGCTTGCCTCCATATTTAGATCTTTGTTCTCCCACAGTCAATATTTGTATTAATCTTGCAAAAGGTTTTCTAGTTTTCTTAACTTTCGCAACTGTGTCTCTAGCATCTTGAACAGTTGCATACTTTATAGAGATAGTGTCTTTGGGGTTCTCATCAGTATAAAGTCTTCTGCCACTACCTTTTGGTTTTTTTCCTGTTCCTACTTTTGGGTCTTTTCTTTTTGGCATTTTTTACTAATTTTTTTAAAGTATTAGATTGTTTCTTGTGCATCCTAGATGCTTTGTTAAGCTCTCTAGAAACTTTTTTAATTTTTCTTAACACTTCCATCTCCTCCTAGCTTGTCTGATTCTTGAGTTAGGATTATTTCTAGTCTTAGCAGAACTACGTTTTAATTGTCCTAATGATCTAGCACAATAAGACTTTCTACGCTTTGCTGCTTTACTGCCTTTTTTAACCTTGCCTGTTACAGCAGTTTTTAGTTTAGATCCTGGATTAGCTTTTCTATATGCACGAACACCTTTTTTAGTCATACCAGCCCCACTTTTCGTGGGGCGGTAATTAGCATTCTTACCTTTGGTAGTCCTGCGTATAGGTTTAGCTCTCCTCCGGGTAGCCATTTATCAATAGTTTTTGTTTAATACAAGAATTATTGAGTAAGCGTCTCCACTAGAGTGACCAACAGTTGTGAAATCAATATCACCAGTGACTCCTGATCCAGCGTTATTTGGTATACCGCTAAATCTATCATCGTAATATTCATCTCCTGTGCTGTCGGCTGGCAACGGAATTGCTAAAACATTGGCAGAAGCGTCAAACTCTATGTCAACACCCATACCTCTAGTTGCCCAATAAATCCTTGCAATGGAAACTGTAGTGCAAGCTCTTCCTTTACTGTCAGCACTTAAAGCGGAAACATCTACTTTTTTAACAGATGATTCACCTGTACCGTCAGATTCATTGGTAAACTTTAAAATAGCAACTCTTTCACCATCCTGAATAGTTTGGGAAGTTACTGTATCAGCCATTATTTACTCCTATTAAGCGTCAGCAAATGGTGTTACTAAAGTTCCTGAACCTAGTGTAATACCCTCTACTGCATACTTGGCAGAAGCCATAGCAGTTACTTTGATAATACTACCAGCGAGTCCGCCTTTTGTACTTCCGTTCAAAGTAATTACATCGTTAGATGCACCAGATATAAAAGTTTTACCTGTAGCATCATTAACGCCTGTGTAAAGGCCACCTACAAATTTATCTGTTCCATCTGTTTTGATGTCCATGTCTGTGGCTGCTGTTACTACAACAAAGAAGAAACTTGCACCTAAGTTATTAAGTTGATTAGGATCATCATCAGATCCTGGTGCTGTTGCTACTATGCTTGGTAAAGTAAATTTACCATCTGCATCATTGGTGGTTAAAATTTTACCTGCGTGTGCTGCTACTGTAAGTGTAGTGTCAGCCGTTAAGCTTACTACTGCTGCATTACCTGCTGAAATAAAACCAGATAAAGATTTAACTGGTCCTGAAAATGTCGATTTTGCCATAATTTCCTCCTTTGGAAATAAGTTCTATAGTCTCGGCTTGTCTGCTAGGTCAGTCTATAGAACAATTTATTATCCTAGTCCTTTCGATTGTATAACAGATATTAGTAAAAATGAAATAAAAAAAAGGGAGCCAAAGCTCCCTTTTCTTCGAGACGTTCTCTAGAACTTACGCTCCTTGAGATGCAAACACTGCTCTTGGATTTGAGAATCCAAATGAGTATCTTTCTCTAGCTTTGAATCTGACATTACCAGTATCAAAGTCACCTTCCATAGAAGTTGAAAGAGGTGATCTCTCAAAGTGTTTAAATCCATCTGGACAATCTGTTAACAAGAACCACGCATCGTTGTCTGTTAAGAAGTGGTTAACTGAATAACCTTCAGGGACCATACCCATATTCCTAATAGCATTGATGTCGTTATCAGAAGTTCCGACTCTGCCCGGAGTTTGAAGTAGTCTATCTGCCACAAATTGTAGTTGTGGTGGAATAATTAACTTCTTACCTTGTAGAGCAAGAATCATGCTTTTGTCGTCAGTAAAAGTTGATACTGCGATTAAAGCGTCTTCTAACGAAGTCTCATTCAAGTCAGTGTAAGTGCTTGGTCTGTTTGAGAATGTTCCTCCACCAGCTAAAGGGTGATCGGTAGCAACAAGTGCTTTACCGTCTCCACCTGTGAAGCTAGATGAGAAAGCATTATTCAATACAGCAGCAGCTTTCACTTGCTTAGTATGAGCCATAGATCTCGCTAACGCCTTGGTGTATCTAGCACCTAGACGATCATAAAGATTGTCTTCTATTGCTTCTTCTGTAAGAGCAAAC